GTTCATATCCATGGGATGTGTTCTTTCATAGAGCAATTGAGGATGGGAAAGCCTTATGGCCCGAACAATTCCCCCTATCTAAACTAAATCACAAGAAACAAGAGTTTATAGAGGCTGGACTTGTGAATAAGTTTGCTCAAGAGTATATGAATGATGCTCGAGATATATCCAATGCTTCTTTTAAGATAGATAGAATACAACACTACAATGGCGAACGAAAGCTAATGAATAATTTTAACTACATTGTAGAGGGTGACGAGGTGATTCCAATCAATGTTTATCTAGGAGTTGACCTTGCCGCTACAGCAACAGCCACTTCTGACTTTCAAGTCATACTGGTCATGGGGATTGACTCAAGGAATAATCGCTATGTATTAGAATACTTTAGAGAAAGGATACCAACATTTGATGTACCAGCAAAGATAATAGAGCTGGCTAAGAAGTATAGCCCAGTTAAGAGGGTAACGATTGAAACGGTAGCAGCACAAGAGATGGTTAGAGATATGGTAACTCGCATGAGTGCTAACGAGAAACGATTAATGCCCGGTATCTTTAAAGGAGTCAAGCCTCCCGGTAGAATAAAGAAGGAAGATAGACTAGAAACAACACTTGGCCCTATCGTTAATTCTAAGAAATTATACATTAGAAGAGAGATGACCGAGATAGTAGATGAGTTCTTTGAACATCCCAAGCCTCGCAATGATGATATCATGGATGCTCTATACTATGCTGATTACTTTGCCCGTGCTCCTAAATCTCAAGCATCATCTAAAGAAGATTTTAAATCCTCAAACCGTAAGGGTAAGCTATTACCTAAGTTTAAGAAATATAACTGGTTGACCGGCGCAAGAAATTAATTAATTATTTATTGCACTATTGACTAATTCCTTCTTAGATTCAGAAGGTGTTAAGTATATCTTGACCCAACTGTTTATAAACATTTTAAATAAAGCTATAAATCCACATACCATATGGCTAATAAAAAAAGCAGGTTCCCCAGTTACGGTCTAGTACGGGGGCCATCTCACGAACATGGCGGAGTTGCTGGCGTTGTTGCTGGTGAACAGCCCGTTGAACTAGAGGGCGGCGAATGGATTATTCCAAAGGAAGTCGTTCCTGATTATCTCCCCGTTTTAAAACAAATTACTAACGAAGGTCGTGCTATCCAGAAGATGGATACTGGCAATACCGCTATGGATGCTTTAATTGCTTCAGCTTCTATGCAAACTGGACTGGCTCAACCTAAATCCCCCATGTATCAAGAAGGTGGTAAGGTAAGCTTTGAGCAGATTGCTGACTTGGCAAAATTATACGGAGCAAAGCAGGGAATTACACTAAATCCAGCAGATTATACCCCAGAAGGTGGACGTTCTAAAGAGGGTTATGCTAGAAAATTTGGGCTTCCAGAGGATTTTACTGTAGATACATTGGCTTACAGTAGCCCAACGAATTACTCACTACAGTTCTTAGATGCTGGAGGGGAAAAATTGGGAACGTCTAAGTCTACTGGTATTTACCCTATATTACAAGATATTAGAGCTGCTCAGATAAACTCACAATTAGACGATAAGGTATCTTTAGAAAACATGAGTGAGTACATGGCAAAGCAAAGGGAAGATAGTAAGTTTAGGGATATGTTTCGTACGCTTATAGGGAGTGCTGAAAGAAACTATCCAAAAGAAAAACAAAGAGAACAAGGTGGCCCAGTATATCAAGAAGGTGGGGAAGTAGCTCCAACATGGGGTGAAAGATTTGTAAGTAGATTTCCATCTCGACATCAAGACCCAGAAAGAGCGGCAGGACAGCAAAGAGCACTTGCTGGTCTAATAGATTTCTTCGCTCCTCAAAGTGCGGCAGAAGTTGGTTTAACATTAGCAGCTGGGCCGATTGCAGGAAAAGTTTTAAAAGCCGCTAAAAAACTACCTAAGTTAAGTAAGGAGGCAAAAGATTGGATAAAAAAAGCCAAGCAAGGTGAGGGTGTAGAAGATATCACCTTATTGCCAGCTGGTTTATCTAGGAAAGGGGAAAGACGACTTATTGGTGAGACTTTCGAATTTGGCAAACCAAGAACTATGAAAGAGGTAGATGATAGAGGGCTAAGAAGTGCGTGGCTTTCACGTTCAAAATCTAAGTATGAAAAAATTGCCGATAAAGATATAGATGTATCATTAAATCCTTATGATGACCCAGCTATTGATGACTTTATGTCTGACATTTTTTCTAATCCAAAAACAACATTTGAAGATGCTATAGCTGCAAGAAAGGAAACTTTTGGTTACGAACAAGGTGGTATGATAGATAAATACCAAGCTGGCGGTCAAGCTTTACCACGCAAACAGCAAGAAATGCGTAATCCAACAGTATATGGCCCTCCCATTGAACTGATGGGGCCAATGCCTGCTGATACTTCTGCCGTAGATACAACTGATGATGAGTTCCAGCATCTGTTGAATCAATTACGCATGAGAGATGTCAATCAAAATATTAATCCATTCACTGGTGATACAATAGACACTTATTTAGATTCTTTAAGATTACAACAAAGAATGAAAAAGTCTAAGATTCCACAAGACGCTGGTCGTAAGAAAGCAAGGCAAGGTGGCCCAGTAATGTATCAGGAGGGTGGAATGGTTCAAGGTGGACAAGCTTTAGAAAGAATATATGGACAGCAAGCTTTGCAGCAAGCAGGTGGAGAGGCACCAGAGGGATATTTTCCTTTAGCAAGCCAAACAGAGCCCGGAGCTCTTATGGAGTCAATACGTTCAGATAGAAGAATAATGCCATTACAACCTGATACATATTATCAAAAGACACCCCTAACTAAGCCTTTTGATAAATCAAATCTATCTTACCCAACTTATCAAGAAGAAGTAGAAGAGGTTCCAAAGCTTTCTACTGCACATCTTGCATCCTTTGGAATGGAAACACCATTGTCAAAAAGACAACAAGCATTATTATTTAGAAAAGGGATTGCTCCTCAAACATTAAATCCACAGGTTAAAGGCTTAATTAATAGAGCTTTAGTTCAAAGGTTAACTAACGAAGAGGACTAATGGTTTTAGAAAAAGACAAGAGAGCTGATTATAACCAAGATTTATACCGTCGCTGGCGCAATGCTCGTAAGGATTGGGATACAGAAGCCAGATATGACGTAGACTTTTACCATGGGAATCATTTTACCAGTGAAGAGGTAGATGAGCTACAATCCCGCAATCAAGCTGACGTACCAATGGATAGAATTGGGCCAGCTATTGAAAAATTTAAAGCTGTATTAACTTCCAGACCTCCTGCTTTTACAATGACTCCTAGAGAGGATTCAGATGTAAAGGTTGCCTCTGTGTGGAGAACTATCATGGGATATGTTTGGGGCAACTCAAATGGAGACTGGCAGTTAAAGCAGGCAATTCACGATTATGCAACTACCGGCATGGGATATCTATATGCATATATAGACCCTGAATCAGATTTTGGTAGGGGCGATGTCAAGTTCACTTATGTCAACCCATTCAGGGTATACGTCTCTCCGAATACTCGCAACCGATGGTATGATGACGCTGAAGGTGTTATCCTCTCTACAATCCTCACAGGTGAACAGGTCGTTAGCCTCTACCCAGAATTAGGCGAACAAGAAAATCCAGAAACTGGAGAAAAAGAAACAGGAATCATTCAGGATTTGGATACTTATTTAGAAGAAGATTATCCAGATGCAATGAATAGCAATGGTAAGAAAGTATTTACTCCTGCTGAAGCTAAAGATTTAGATTATTTTGAAAGACAGAAATATCAGATATTAGAGAGATTCTATAAAGTTAAAGTTGATTTCTATCGCGTAATAGATATGCAAACAGGTGAGGAAGTCGTATTTAGTGATAATGAGTATGAAGAATTTATAGAGAACAATAGAGAACAAATAGAAGCAAGCCAATATGAAGTTATCCCAGTTAAACAAACACGGGTTAAGGTATGTGCAAGTATTGGTCAAATCGTTCTTTACGAGACAATCCTCAATACTGACCATTACCCAGTCGTACCTATCCCAAATCTATTTACAGAGACACCGTATCCAAAGTCAGATGTGTCAAGAGCTCGTCCGATGCAACGTCTTCTTAATAAATTATGGTCATTGGCTCTTTCCCATGCTCAGGCATCTGGTGGATTAAAGTTACTAGTACCATTAGGTAGTGTAGAGGACTTAGGACAATTAGAAAGAGATTGGGCAAATCCAAACGCAGTAATAGAAGTAGACTCTACTCAAGGAGAACCTCACTTCCCTGCTCCGCAACCACTTGCTGGTGAGTTCTATAAACTTATTCAACAATGTGAGTTCTATATTGATTTTACATTTGGATTACCAGAGATGATGCACGGGTTTGCAGAGAAAGCACCTGAGACAGTTAAGGGAACTGAAAGAATGATTGCTTTAGGTACTGAGAGGCCGAAGTCTAAACTAAGAGATATTGAGTTTAGTATCAATAGACTTGGGCAGGTCTTATACAATCTATCTAAAGGTCATTATACCTACAAAAAGATTTTCCGTTTAAATAGCGCTAATAACGACATGACCGAAGTAATGGTTAATAATTATGACAATAAAGTGGGCGCTATCTTAGACATTAAAAAAGAACGACATAATTTAGGACAACACGATTTAAGAATTGAGCCGGGCTCTACATTGCCAACAAATAAGTGGGCTGAGCTTGGTGTCTACATGGAAGCATTCCAAATGGGAATTGTGGATAAAGTAGAGGTCTTAAAGAAGAATCCAGAAATATTTGATAAAGAAGCTATCCTACGCCGAACCGATGAGAAGAATCAACTCATGCAACAGGTTCAGGCTATGGGAGAGCAAATAAAGAATTTGGAGGGAGACCTCCAGACTGCCCAAAGGGAGTCTGTTAGCGACAGAAAACGGGTTGAGGTTGAAAAGTTTAAATCTCGACTTACGGATATCGCTTCAGACGCCAAAGCTGATAGAAGAGTTCAGTTAAACAATCTACAAAACAAGGTGAAGCTCGAAGCGGAGAAATTGGCATCTACTGTAAAAGACGCCAGTTCTGCTCCAGAAGCATAGAGACATCTATTAAGGAGAATATATGGACAATACACAGACAGAGGCCGTACCCCAAGCTGATGGTTTGGTTGATGGTGGCCCAAGTATAGTTGAAGAAGTAAGAGAACAAGCTGATGAACAATATGTTGATTCAGCAGAACCCGTTGAACAGGAAGCGCCAGTTGACTTTTCAGCTCCAGAAGTTGAAACAGAAAGCGAAACGATTCCAGAGAATGAATGGGAAATTGAAGCCCGCAAATTTCAGTCAATGTATGACAGAACACAAGCAGAGAACGACAAGCTTAAAAGGCTTGAACCTCTTGGTGATTTGTTAGAGTCAAGACCTGATTTAGTGGACGTCTTACAGAAGAACTTGAACGGACAACAACAACCGCAACAACCACAGCAAGAGACTCAGCAAGGTTTACCTGCTGAGGATTTTAACCCTTGGGATGCTTATTACAACCCAGAGTCGCCATCATTTAAATTCAGAATGAATCAAGATGTTCAGATGATGAACAATGTGGTAACGAATGCGTTGGGTGAGCAGAAACGACAAATGACAGAGGAGATAACATACAACAATACGGTTAATGAGTTACGAAATACATATAAGATGTCAGATGGTGATATCAATGAGTTTATGGGTTTTGTTACTCAACCTAAAGAACAAGTTGGGTTATCGAATCTAGTGAAGCTATATAGGGACGTTAATAAAAAAGGTAACGCCCCCGATACGGCACAAGCAGTGAAAGCTGCTCAAAACCAGCCACGTACAGCTGGAGTTCTACAAGGTGGAGCACCTAGCTCTCCTAAATCTGAAGAAAATCAGGTGTGGGACAACATTGTAAATGCTGGAAGCCGTAATAGCATACTTTAAACAATAAACTGAGGAAGGATATATAATATGGCAACATATAATAATCCCGGCCCGTTAAAGTTTGGTGACCCCGGTGCGGTCATATCGAGCACGATTCCGTCAAGGCGGCTATATAATTTCAGCGACAGAGTTGCTGATTTAGCTCCTGATGAATCTCCGTTCTTTGTGTACCTATCTAAGGTTGCTAAAGTTCCAACGGACGACCCGCAGTTCCGATGGTTAAAAGACCGTAATAAAATCCAAATGGCGGATAGAACATTTGCACTTGATGCATCTCATACTGTTCCTGCCGCAGGTAGCACATTAACCTACACCGTTGATGACGGTGCTGGTGCAGCTCCTGATTGGATTATTAAAGGGATGGTATTTGCAATTGGCGAAACAAATGCGAGCACAAACGAACCCGAGACAGCTATTGTCCGTGTTGAGTCTGCTCCTGTCGCTGGTAGCACTGAAACCCAATTTACAGGTCGTACAATTTCCGCAGCAACTGGTAGTACTACTGGCGTTGTTGATGGTCAAAAATGTACAGTTATTGGAAGTGCATTCGAAGAAGGTTCAGGTTCCCCAGATTCTTGGTCTCGTGAATTAGATAATGGTACTGGGTATTGTCAGATTTTTAAGACAGCCTGTGAACTTACTAACACTGCAAGAGCTACGGTTTACCGCGGCTATGCTAGTGAGTGGGACAGAATATGGAATTTAAAACTTCGCGAACATAAAGTGGACATCGAAAGAGCTATGCTTTTTGGAAACGCTGCAAGTCAAAGTGGCATCAATTATACCGATGGTATTGTTGGTCACATCATCAAAAACTCACAATCTCAGATTACCGGAGCAACAACTCAGGTATCATATACTGAAGATAAAGGTTATTTTACAACTCGTACAGATGCTGAAACAACTTACGATGTTATCTTAAAAGACCTTGAAGTGATTTTTGACCCAGCTCGTGGTGGTAGTTCATCAAAGCTTGCGCTTTGTTCACTTCCTGTTATTTCATTTTTTAATAAGATGGCAAGCTCATCTACTTTCCTATCAAGCGCTTATTCTGCTGCGAATCCTATGATGTCGCAAGCGAGTGGTTCTTATGGGCATAAAGTAATGAAGGTTGAAACTATTCATGGCGATTTGACGCTTGTAAAAGAACCTCTATTTAGAGGCCATGCAGCGCCATATATGTGTTTAGTTGACCTTGATAACGTAGCTTATCGTCCATTAGTAGGCAATGGGGTAAATAGAGATACTCACATTCAAACGAATGTACAGTCAGCTGATGAAGATTTACGTAAAGACATGGTTCTTACCGAAGCAGGTCTTGAAGTTTCTCTTCCTGAAGCTCACGCTCTATTTAACTTTGAGTCTAATTAATAGGAGGCATGAACAATGAGAAGTGCTGTCTTAGAACAAAATAGTGGTATAACAGCTGGTGTCAAGAAAAAGGTAGAAAATGTTACCGAAGCTAGAACATTAACAAACGATGACAGTGGAAAAGTATTTATGCTTGATTCCGCTGGTGGAGCTTATTCCATCACTCTTCCAACAGCTTTGGAAGATGGAGTATACTACAAATTCGTAGTTAGTGAAGAAACGCCAACTGGTGCTATTACAATAGCAGCTGGTAGCGCAATTGTTAGCTTGGTAATGAAAGATGCTGGAGGTAATGCTTCCAACTCAACAGCGGGTACTCAAGTTTCTAATCTTGTGATTGGAACGAGTGCTCAAAAGGGCGATTATATTAATATGATGGCTGCTGGAGCTGAGTGGGTTTGTGAGTGTTTATCTAGTATTGATGACGCTGTTACTACTTCATAACCTGAATAACTAAGGGTAAACAGAATTGGATTCTGTGGGGGTTGTCGTATAAAGGATGACCCCCGAACATCCTAAGATTTTTTAAAAAATTGGAGACAATATGGCTGTATATGATAATGTAAAAGTGAAGGTATTCATTCACCCCGGAAATCCCGGTATTGAAACTGGAGCCGTTGGTTCAATGGCAAGAGATATAAAGGATTATATAGATACTTTAGATTCAACAAATAATAAAGTTCTATCTATTACTCATACCCAGTTAAATGGCGACAGAATACTTACCATGGTGGTTGGTGGGGCTTAATGTCCTGTCAGCATTGTAAAGAAGATAATTCAGAGGGGTGGTTTTATTGTAGGTCTTGCGGTAAAAGAGCAAGTAAACCTTTATATACCCCCGCAATTATTATTCGACACCCCGGCTTTGCGGCAGCTATCAGAAAAGACCAGATTGATTTTACAGAAACAACAATGGGTGAAGACATTGAATCAAAAGGTGGAGTAGTGCATGGCAACGTTTGAAGCACAGGTAGAAGGACTTACGAGTCTATCTATAGATGGTAGTAGTGCGCCCACACAAACTGAATTAACTCAGTTTTTAACAGATGGCGCTAAGGAAATATTAACTACGCTACCAGACTCTAAAAAAGAATTATTTACAACATCTAATGAATTGAACGGTAGTTCGGTTAATTATACGGTTGCAGGCTCTGAGGTATTTAGCGTAACTAGAGATGATGGAA